CGTATGAGAGCTCTTCCACAGAAGATGCCTCTTGTTCTTGATCTACTACTTCCTTCTCTACTGCTTTGTTTACACTCATGTTTCCTCCTAGAGTGGGGGGACGATTAGTAGCGAGTGTCGTGCATCTCGTCGCTAACTTGCTCGTCGCCGTAGCTTGCTAGGATTCGTCCTTTGGCTAGTTCAAGGCCCTTGACAACTCCTAGGCTGTGCCGTATCTCATTATCCGTAGCATCGGCACCGGACCGTAGTACCAGCTTTTGCTGGGACTCCAGAACTTCGTCAAGATACTCCAGCAAATCTTGCAGATTCACGTTAGTACCGCTATACTGGTGATACTGACTCATGGCTTAGATTCCCTTGCCTTCTTTCTTGGCGTACGTAATCTCGGTATTGAACTTGTCTAGGTCAGCCTGCTTGAGCAGCCGCTTAGTTTCCTCGCCCATTACGGAGATGTTCAGCTTAGCCGCAATCTGGGCCTGAGTCGCTTGCTGATCCGCCGCCAGCTTGTTCAGCATGTCTTCACGCTGCATCTGGGCGATCAGGAGCTTGATCTGGTTCTCGTGCTGACGAGCCATGATCTCGCGGCTCTCCTTGTCAACCCGAGCCTCCTCGATAGCCGACCGCATATTCATTTCCTCGGTCTTCAACTCCCTGTCTAGGGCGTTCTTCTCAAGAGCAGCATCGGCCTGCTTCATGCGAGCCTGTGCTTCGATCAGCTTCGGATCGGGAGCTTGCTGCATAGCCGCCTGTTTCTCGGCCATCTCTTTTTCGACCTGCTCCACCGGCTTCAGAATGTCGCCTACGCGGGTCGTGAGCACCCACTCGCGGAACGCGCGCGGGAGATCAATCTGCATGATGAAGTCTTCGTTAGAGCCAGCCATGCCCATGATTCGCTCCAAGTCTTGAGACTTGATCTGCTTGTCAATGCGCTGCGTGGCTCCGCCAGCCATGACCTCGTAATCCCCCTTCAGGGACTCGTCATCTCCGTACTGCATCTCGTAGTGGTAGAAGCGCTCAACGATGGGCACGGTGATATCGTCGTCCCACTTCTCACTGAGCCGCTGCTGGATCACGTTCGCTGCGGTCAGGACCATAGCCATGCCCCCAAACGTAACGTTGTCGGCCTTCGGCATTTCGCCCTGCTGAATCTGCGGCAACGAGGATTCGATATCCGCAAAGTTCAGAGACATCTCGATGATGTTGGCAATACTGTCCTGCTGTGTGGGGACATTCACGAACTGCATGGCTTTGTTTACATCTTCGCCATACTCCGTCATGAACCACACCTTCATCGGACGGATAGCCCAGCCCTCGGCCTTGTTGGCCGGCTGAATCATCTCTTTGTTCAGTATGATCTGCGGGCCAGCCGTCAGTCCGGCGTTGTCCAATAGCATAAGCCACGAGCTGTTCATGACCCGCGCCGCGTGGCGCATCAGGTACGGAACACCGTGGCCGAAGATGCTAGATGGATCGTCTTCCCATGTGCAGAAGAAATACGGAATGCGGTCTTCTCCCTCAATCGGGGAGACCGATACTCGAATGACGCGGTTGTTGACAAACCAGACCTCGCCCTGTACCATGACTAGGGGATCGTCTTTGTCTTTCTCGTCAATCAAGTCAAGTTCAAAAAGGACTTCCTTGTCCATTGGGCCGTGGTATTCCATTACACAAAAGCGCTTGTCTAATGCATCCTCGTGTGTGCCCATGATCGGAAGAATGTGTGACTTGGCTACATGGCCAGTCAACGGCTCCTCCATCAGGCACTCGCGGATACGGTTCTGCATGAACGCCTTGTGGAAGGCGAGCCCGCGCAGCTCCTGACGAGTCATCAGATGGAGCTCGAAGACATCCTCAATGGTAGTACCCGCGCGAGCGCTCGGGTCCGGGAAGACCATACGAGTATCGACCCACTGTACGGTGGGGATCACGTCGTTGGAGTACTGCATCTCGAAGATCGTCTTGCCCTCAGCGTCTTTCAGGGGCTTGTACGACCGGCGGCGTTTGGGAACCAGGACCGGAGCCTTCAAGCACGCTGTGCCTAGTACGCCCCACTGCTCCATAGCCTTGCGGCTCTTCTTGGCCCAGTCAGTTTCTACAAAGCGGTCGTGGATTTTGCGTTCCATCCGGCGAGCACGATCCTGCGATTTCTTGATGGCGGCGTGCGCGGCTTCCCCAATGGTCATAGGGGCTGGAGCCTCGGGCATAACTGCTGCGGCCGGGTCTTGTGCAGGCATTGCGCCCGGAGGACCTTGTGGAGCCATTCCAGGAGGGCCTGCCATAGGCGGCATCGGAGCTGGAGCAGGCTCTGCTACTGGCAGCGGTTCATCGCTGTTAGCCAGTTCTAGAAGCTCGGGAACGGGCGTAGGCCCGACCGAGAAGTTGAAGTCCCCGCCTAGCGGAAACTGAATGTCTTGCAATCGCGCAATGGCGATGTTGGTCTTGGGACGGGTAATGTTAACAGCCGGCAGTTCGCCACCACGAACCTCGCGGAGAGCTGCCAGCTTCTTGTCGTCAATGGCCATCTGAGAGCCGTTGTACAGCTCCTCAGCGATCTGCCACTCCCGCTCCTTGTCGTAGCGCTTGCCTACGTATTCGGAGAGCTTGTGGTTCAGCTGGCTGGCCAGCATCTCCAGAGCAGCATTGTTCTGGTGCTCCTTCTTGGACGGGCTAACCTTGCTGTCGTTATCCGGCCTAGCTTTGTCGAGAGGTAGGTCTAAATTCTGAGGCACAGGTTATACTCCGTAATCTCGGGACGACGTGCCCATAGTGGGCTCCCGGTTGATCTGGCGAGCGTACGCCAATCCACTCTGCATTGCGTATCGTGTGGCGTCCATGAGATGGTCCTTTTGTTTGATGATGTTACCCTTCTCGTCTCTGCGGTACATCCGATACTCTTCTAGCCACTGGGACATAACGCCCTTGAACACCTTGAGACGACCAGTAGACAGGCGCGAGTACACGCTGTAAATGCCGGCTTCTACTGAGTTATCGGCAGCTACGATCTTGAGACCTAGCTTGCGGTACAGCTTGATAAGCTGCTGTCCGTCAACTTGGCTACGACCACGAGAGGCCGGATCAATGGCACCCACCCACGTAGTAGTGGGCAGGTTGCGGCGGTTGACCGCTGCGGCGTGAATCTCGGGCTCGGACTTTTCCCGCTTGTAACAGTCGTAAAGGTATACTGTGTCATTGTCCTTGTCCCACGCGAACCACACCACTGCGGTATAGTTCCAGCCCACGTCCATCCCGTACCCCCGGTAGTACCAGGGCTTAATCTGGAACGGTTCTATCAGGAACTCGTCAGGATTGACCGGATAGATGGCACCTGAACCCAGGTGGGGGATGCCTTGCGATCTGGCTTCTCTGAGATGCGGCTCGCAGGAGGCGAGAAGTTCGCCTTTCTCTTGCTCGTCTAGGTGCGGTGCGTCATCCCACCCCGCAGATACGATAGCCTTATTCAGTACTGCCTGTTTCTCGATCGCGCTGAATTTCTCTAGCGATTTCTGTTGCATTCAAAAATTCCTGTACGAATGGCGTAATACCTTGCAGCGGAGTGAATGTTACGTACACGATTCCTCCTACAAACTCGCCGGTCTTGGCGGTACGCATGAGGCACTCGCCGTAAACTTCAATCGGCGGTTCTTCATCCAGCCAGATAGCGTGCTTTTGTGTACCTTGAAACGCCCGTCGTTTCTGGTCATATGATTTAAAGCCCAGCTTACTAATCTGACCGCTGGTGTGCCGTACCCTAACCAGGTCTACGGCCCCACCACCACCAGGACGCATCCGTACATCGACGATGCAATCCCGAGGTATCATTCCGGTACCCCAGTCGGCATTATCTCCGAGCATCTTGGCTTGTACGATGTCTCGGGTGGTCTGCCCGGTATCTCCGGAAGCCCAACAATCGGTAGCAGTAAAGAACCTTCGACCAGTCCACCAGTGGGGATACATCCCCGTAAGGTGGCAGGCCATCTCGTACCCACCTGCGATCGACTTACCAACACGGTTGCCGGCCATGAAGACCCGCTCACGCTTAGTAGCGCCGTAGGCGAGGAACTGTATGTGCTTTACATACTTGTCATACGAGTAGGGTCCCTCATCTGGAAAGAATCGCAGGTGACCTGCGTAATCCTTCCTACGCTCCAGCTCATCCAGAGCCCGCAACATCTCCACCTTTTCTGTATACGACAGAGTGTTGCCGGGGCGTTCTGCTACCGCTCCCTCCAAACTTAACACGTGTTCGGAGATCGCTACAATATCGTCCGGATTATCGGATTCTAGCGGTGCTCCAAACGCGTCTAGTATTACGCTGTGATGGTCTGTCATAATGATCCAATAACGAAGTGGGGGGCGGAACCGCTGGAGGGAGGGGGCGCATAAGCGCCACGGTCCCGGCCCCCGAACCGTTAAACCTTAGCGACCTTGCGGAACTTCTTCAGCGCTTCTTGAATGCGCGTATCAAGTTCCTCAGAAGTCAGGTCCTCCGAATCCTTAGTAGTGGTAGTAGTCTTCTCAGACCAACCAAACCGATTCTTCATCACCATGTACCACAAATTACCATTGAACGTGCGGTTATCTAGGTTGAGACGACCGATCTTATACCACCACGCTTTCTGCATCATACGACCGAAATCTACTACTTCCTTGAATACGCTAGTATTCGGGTCGGAGTAGAGCTTGTCGAAGAGGCCCTTGGTTATACGCAACTCGGCCATTACCTCGATATCCGAGGCACCGGCCATGTACTCAGTTGCTAGGGTCTTCTCCCAGCCCTTCGGTAGTTTCGCAAGAAGCGGATTCACTGTCGTTGCTTCGTTCATCATTACTCTCCTCTAGTCCTTCCAACGGTCCCGGCTGCGGCAGTGCTGCCTTGGGCAACTCGTAATCCAACCAAGGAGTGTTGCCTTCGGTAAACAGCATAGCAATCGGAGCTGAGACTACATTTCCCGGACTATCAGGAGCCGGACTCATCACACAAATTACGGTAACAGGTTCCTTGCTCTCTTGGTGGTGGCAAACAATTGCCACTAGCTGATCGGCTTTCGCTGCTCGAATGAGCGTAGCCGTGGCCTGTATAACGTCTTGGTTCTCTTCAACTGGTGTATCAGCCAGTACTGCTACTTGTACATTCATACTACCATCCTCCCAGATGTGGGGGGAGGGGAACAGTCCCCTCCCCCCCGTGTTGCTATTATGCGCGGTAACCAACCAGCTCGATCTCTACGATACCTGCGGTATACGTAGCATCAGCGCCGGTAGCACCGACCAAGTAAATGTACGGCTTGGCCATATCGAACGCCGTAAAGTTGTCCGTGTCACCAGCTGCGATGTTGCCAGAGTTCACGACAGTCGTGCCCGAAGTAGGCGCGGCGTCTTCCGCCGTGGTGCCCGTAGCCGACAGCACTACGTCGATGTCATCATCGCCGGTAAGTGGGGTCTCATACGTAAACAGACGTCCACCAATCACTGTGCCGCACTCGGCTTCCGTTACATGGAAGATGGCGGCAGAATCCGTGCTGGCGTCCACACCGATCACGTCACCCGCTCCGCCCGAGTTCAGGCCGGTCAGATCGACAAGAATGCGGGTGTACACGAGGTCGCCCTTCTCTTCGATGGCTACCTTGTACGCGCCCGCAGCTGCCTGCAGCGAAGCAGCGGCCTGATTGGCGGCGGCCGGTGAATCTCCGAGAGCCGTACGAGCCAGCTCACGCAGGGTGCGCTTCTGCTCAAGCGTAAAACCCGCCGTGCGATTAATGGTATTTCTGATATCATTGTATTGCGACATTTTTCTATCTCCTCAACAGGGTCTTAGCCCTGAGTCTCTGTTTAACCCCATGTTAGTGGGGAAGATTCGGGCAATATGCCCAAAATTGGTATTACGCGAGGCGCTCCGCGTACATCGTAACTCTCTTGGTAGACTCCGATCCAGCAACCGGGCTACCCGCCCCGTCGTCTGTAGCTACCGTCACGTCTATAACGACGTGTTGCTCTGTGCCATCAGCTACTGTGTCGTCAATCTCGATGTTGGCCCTGAACAGATCGACCCAGACTCCCTCTTGTCCCGGAGTGTAGTTAAGCGTTATAGCAGCACTGCCAGAAAGCACAGACACTACCTCATACTTGACAAGATACTCGCCGGTATTGAACGCAGTTGCGTCATCGTGGATGACATCTCCAAACCCGAGGGTATCTGCGTCGATCCAGTACCCAACCGAGGAATGGAACGGAGCTTGTACTTTGCCGTTAGACCCCTCGTAAAAGTACAGGTTATTGTACGCTGTAGAGGAGGCCTCAACTACTGTAGAGGTAAGGGGAGTAGAATCCCATACGATGTTCGGATCGTTGGAGCCTTCCTCTACCACAGGAGGCCGGGTCTTCTTCGGCTTCTTAGGTGGTCGATTGATGGGCCGTGTAACTCTTTTGATTACCGGGCCTATAACGGTGTAGGTACTGTCGCTCACTTAACAACATGCTCCCAACTCTCGTACATCGCGTGACACTTTTCGTGTTGTAGGGCAAAGTCATCGGTGGCCCAAATAATATACTCGCCAACATCTACGGCCATGGTACACCCGCGCGCAGGCTTGAATGGCCTCCGGCACTCTGCTTGCACCTGCTCCGGCGTCCCGATGCGCTGCTCCACAATGCGCCCGGTTACGGGCGTTTCGGCGGGCACGTTGACCCCGTAGCGTTCGCAGTCGTAGGCGCAGCCGCTAAGTAGGCTCAATAGGAGTAATACCAGCACTTGCCTGCTCATTCGCCAGCCTCGTCTCGTAGCTGTGAACCTCGTTCTTAAGCTGCTCGATCAGCCATGCCTTGACATCGGCCCCGGTCGTTTCGGGTCCGAGCCGGTCACGCATTGCGGCGATGATACGAGCGTCATTCTCTGCTGAGGTGGTGATGGTGAGTGTTGCCATGTCAGATTCCTATCACTGTCCAATTGGAGCCGTTGTACCAAACCAACGCAGCCGCTGCGCCGCCGCCTGTTACCGTTGAGCCAACGGCGGGCGTGTCGGCATCAGTAACGCGAGCCAACATTCCTACAGTTGGTGTTCCGGGCAGGGTGGCAACAGTGTGCGCCCCCGCCATGCGAACAACGCCTTTTGTCCCGGTGCCGGTCGCGGTCCCGCCTTCCAGCAAGACATCGCCGCCCGTTCGGTTGGTTGCGCCACCATTGCCCCCCAAAAGACGCAAGTGGGCGCCGTTTCTGTCACGGTTGGCGTTGTAGTCGGCTTGAAAATCGTAAGTGCGCTGAGTGGCGTCGTTGTAGCCGATAGCCAGCGGTTTGCTTCCGTCCGCCGTGCCTATAGTTAAGCCCGTCGAGTTGAAGCGTATTGCAGTATTGGCCGCTGCGGTAATATCGCCAAAATGAATCGATCCGGATGAGTTTGAGCCAAGTATCACCAGCTTATCGTTAGCCCCACCAACACCGAATCGGCCCAGCTCAAGTGCCGCACTGGCACCACTACTGTACAACTTGGCCGCGTTCATGGTCGCGTTCGGCCCAAGAATTAAGCCGTCTGTGTGGGCCTTGCCCAGAGACATAACCTCTGTTCCGTTATTCTTCCAATTCGCCAGCTTGGCCCCGCTGGTGGCGTAGCTAACCGCCGTATCGTAGGACCATGCAACGGCACTGGCTCCATCGGCCACGTCGCTATCGAACGTTCCCGCGTCCGTGCGAAACTCGCCGGTCATGTCTACGGTGCCGTCGGCTTTGAAGTCGCCGCCACCCCCGCCAGCGCCCAGCGTGGTATCCGTTCCGGCATCGTCGGTAAATATCAGCGTCGAGGGCGTGGTGCTCTTACACCACACATACCCCTTGCCCGCTGCCGGGGTGCTGGTGTGATCGGCAGCTTCAGCAAATACGAGATCGCCCGTCATTTCGCCAGAGCCGTCTGCGGGCAGAGCGGCATCAGCGGTGCTGCCCTGCGCTGCTGTAGCGTAGTCGGTCGGGTCGAAGGCTTTGACGGCGGCAAGGTTCGTTACCTCGCTGTCCATCAGCGCGCCCGCAGCCGTTACATTAGTCGCGTCAGTTACGTCAGCAGCAGCCTCAATGTTAGTCAACTTGGTCTTTTCCGCATCGGTGAAGGCGTTGGTATCAGCCACCCCTTCGTACGCGGTTTTGATTACCGAGCCTAGTGTGCTTAGCTCTGCCATAAGTTATACCTTTAAGTTGTGTGGGTAACTACCACCGAAGAATTGGTAACATTCTCCCCGCCGTTCGTTACATTTTCGGTAGACCCAGAACTTCCGCCCCCGGTTGTGGGATTTTTTGGAGAAGAGTTAACCTGCCGAGATACCTTTCGGACCACGGGTGCTACTACTGGGTAGGATAACGCAGACATACCTTATCTGCTGATCGAAATACCCCACGACCCCGTACGGGTCGCGGCAGTCAAGACGTACTCACCAAGTCCAACGACTACTTCCATCGTCCGGGTAGCGCTCAACTCGATATCCCCGTTATCGTCGGTACACGTAACCAGAGTACCATCCGGGGCGTACCTCTTCAGTACCGCTACATCTGAACCTAGATTAGCATATGGGTACAAGCTGACGGTTACTTCTCCGTTCCTCCGCACCTTAAACACGGCACTAGTTACCGAGTCCGTAGTACCGGGGGCTAGGATAATTACTTCTTGTGCATCTCGTGACATGGTATTAGTACCTCTGTAAAATTAGTTTATTGGTCATGGTGGGCTAGTCGTCGGTGGGGGCGTTAGTAGTCCATTCAAGTTCAATGGCGATCACGTCCGCTGCGGCTGTGGTCGTCCAGTCTGCTGACCCTCCTCGACCATAAAAACGCATAAATACAACATCGCCAGCAGAGAACGGGACAGAGAGCCACGCGCTCCACGGACTTACGTGCAGCACATCTGTCGCTCCCTGTGATGTATCCGTCACGCCACCTATAGCAGACGGAATGGCAACCGTCTCACCGTCTGCGGCATAGTACGGAATGCAGTTGAAATTGATATTACCCGCAGCAGTGGTTGAAGGTGCCCAAATTATCCGATACCGGATCGTGTCCCCATCCCAGCTAGGGGGTGGCACCCACAGGAAATTAGCGCTCTGAAAAGCACTGGCAGAATAACGATACGCAACACGAGACTCCGAACTAAACGCCTTGGTTATTTGAGTGGGCGCTACGCCGGATGTAAGTAGAGACAGGTCAGACGCAGGCAATAGTGTTTTTCTTTTTACGCCGACCGCTTTTAGCGGTATATCGTTACCCGCATCATCCGTAAAGTATGGCGTATTCGGGGTGTCGCTCTTGACCCAGAATTGTCCCTCTCCAGCTACATCAGCTTCTGCCGATGCTCGCTCCGTCAAGTACAGGGGGTCTTGCTGCGCGGAGTCATCCGACGGCGGATACCCGTGATCCTGTTTAGCGAGTATACTCATTCACATGCTCGCTGATAATTACCGTCTCGTCTGCCGATGTAGTGATGGCGAAGAACCCCATGCCGTAAATCTTCTCGGGGTTAGTCCACCCCGATACCGTGCTCCAACCAATCCCGTTCCACTTGTACAGCGTAGTGTTAGCCAAGGTCGTGGTACAGATCGTGAACGGGAACTCTACGTAGAAAGGTACTTCGGTAAGCGTGTCGTTATAGACTACTGGAAAATCAATGTACGGCCGATCCTTGATATGACCAAGGGTCGGCACGGTGTACTTGAAATTAGGTAGAATGCTGGGCACTTAGTGCTTACTCGTTGCCGAACTGGCTAAGGCTGGACGGATTACGTTTGGTGTAATTCTCAGGCTTAGCCCCCATTGCGGTGTGAGTTTCCAGATACGCTTTACGCATAGCTGTGCCTTCCTGACGGGTAGTCCACGTGCTCAGCGGCTTACGCAACCCGCCGTTGTATTCGCGGGCACGCTGATCCAGCGCGGCCTGATTCGACAGAAGAACCTCTCCGCCAACCGGGAATACCCAGAAATCGTTAGCTACGTTCTCGACGCCCTTGGCTCCGATAGCCAGCCAGTCAGGAGTCTGACTAGAGGGATTGGTACGGTTATACAGCTTACCGTTTACCAGCACATCCTTCCAACCAGCTACGCGTTTCTTCAGCCAGCGGGACAGGAAGTTAGTGTCGGCAGTAAGGGCCTTCTCTTCCCACACGATGTCGTCAAAGTTGTCGTACGACTTGACTCCCTCGTTGGTGTACGCCTGCCGTGCGGCAATGATCTGGTCGCGCTCTTTCACCAGATCGTCAATCAGATCGTTCAGTTCACCCAAACGTTTGTCTAGTGCTACGATATCAGTCATAGTCATATACCTTGTGTTAGCGTTCGTTGATGGAAATGACCAGCTCGTTTGTTCCTGAGCTGGCCAGTTTTTGTAGTGTCTCCGGTGTAAGGATCAACTGCAGTATCCCCTTATTCCCGGCGGAAATGCTTTCGGATTTTCCCACGTCATTTCCGATCAGCTCCGAAGGCGTTGCCTTCTCATCACTTGGTCGGTCGAGTTCCCCCGAACGAGCCGCCTCTCCCAGCATCCGTACTACGGCTCCAAGACGTTCATTAGTGACTGCTGATTGTCCCATGCTATCCCTCCTCCTCCACGTAGATGTCGTACCATCTTGCTATACGGCCGACATACTCGCGGGTCTCACGTGCCGCTACACAAGGCATTATGTCCTCCCACAGCAGCGCATCATTGCACCTAGTTTGTGCTTTTAGTACGTTACCAAGTCCTCCGTTATATGAGGCTTGGGCAAGTCGAAGTCGTTGAATATCTGGTCGGTCCCTATCCCACTCGCGGACCAATCTTCCCATGTAATAACTGGCCGCAAGTGCGTTGGCCTTGGGATCAAATGGCGACGCATTAATACCAAGAATCCTGGTGACCTCATCCCAGGTTCGAGGCATGAATTGACATAAACCCATCGCTCCTGCATGTGAAACAGCGCTAGCATCAAACGCTGACTCTTGGTAACATTGGGCCTTAAGCCATTCCCATCTGTACTGAGGCAGAAATCGGCTTGATGCAGAGCGAAACTCATCATCGTATGATCCTGGTATAGCGGGTTCGGGTATCAGTGGTTCCCTAATCTCGGGAGGACTATACGAATCGGGAGGCGAGCTGTCCGACGAGATAGCAGACTCCGAAGAATCGCAGCCCGTAATAGATACCGATAGTAGGAGAACTACTAATCTCAGGAAGAATAGTCCTTTTGAATGATTGGCCACTGAGCTTATCCAACCCCCGTAGAATACCCCAAGCTAGAAAAATACCAACAGGTATCAGCCCGATTAGGATAAGTAGATTAACGAATGTGGTCTGGTACATGGTAACATTCCCTCCCAGGAACATCTAAATTTTGCTTAACTTGCTTACGGACACGCTTGTTGAACTGCCGTTTTATCTTCTTCCGAACTCCAGCATTCCAGTGGAAGAAGTTTTTCCAACGGCTCAGAGCATCAAACTCCGCGCCATCTACCATCCTCTCTCTATGTCCCATCATATGTTTGGTAGGACAGGTGGGACTCGAACCCACAGAACCCAGTTTCTAAGACTGGTACGTATGCCAGATTCCGTCACTGTCCTGAATGTCTGCGTGGTAGGATTTGAACCTACGTCCTCTTCCTTCCAAGGGAAGCCGTCTGGCCAGGCTGACATTACACGCAGTTGTTTGGTGGAGGCTTAGGGAATCCAACCCTACTCAGGTGCATTGCAAGTGCTCCTCGCCCGCTTGGAACATGAGCCCCCGATAATCGTAAATCGCGGGGGGCCGAAACCCCCCACAATGCCTAACTGCAGCTTATCGTACTGCGCTGTGCGCTGACTATATTCGCTTCGCTCCTTCCTTTCTACCGTAGCGGACCTCCCTCTAGATTAGAGCAGGAGATATCCCCATCTGATAAAATACTATTACCCTGTCCCCATCATATATTTCACTATGAGGATCGCGGCGTTAATCAGGACCGTCGCCGCTACACCAGCAAGAAACCCGGACATACGTCCGGCTATCTCTGCTTGTGTCTTCAGTTGCACGATACCTCTATCGTGATCCTGGAAGTCAATACGTACCTCGTTACGGAGTACGTCAATCTTGTCGTGAATTCTCCGCAGCTCTTCCCGTGTTTCACTTTGATGTGACGTAAGGGTGAGCCGCGCTTGTTTGATTTCTTCAAGCAGCATTTGCAGCACCACTGGGGAGTCCGTCCCAAAAATTTTATCGCGTTCCGTCATCTATGTTCATCCTGTAGGTGCTTCTCTGTACCAGCGGCTGCCGGGCCTAAGCTCCTCTCCCCGAAACATAATCTTGTAATTGTCGATTGACCAAGGCTTGTTTGGGTCGAGCCGCTGCATACACGTGTTGTTATGAGCGTGGCTTCCCCTTAGTGCAAACGCGGGAACGGCGATCCCTTTAGGATTGCTTGGTCCTCGGCTACCTGGAACTTCTACCCACGGTGCCTCTGACCACGCACGTTCCCACTCTTCTTGCGTGAACTCCCAGCCCCAGTGCCTATTACGGGCTCTTCGTTCAGCGGCCTTGTATCGCTTCTCGATACTGCAAACAGCAGCTAATCTTTTGCGATTCCAAAGCTCTTTATTCCTGTGCCACCACTCTAACTTCGTGTTCTTTCGGCTCTTGTGGCTGGCAGTCTTGACTCGTTCTGTTGCGTGAATCAACTCGCGGTCTGTCGGAACCCGCATCTCTTCGTCAAGGCTTGCGTACTTAAATCCTAACGCAGCTCTCTGAGTCATAAGCTATTTCTCTTTGGGCTGCAACTCTTCAATCTTCTCCAACTGGATGTTGCAACTCTCTAGTGTTCCGAGTACTTCTGCCAGATAAGCTGGTAACAGCTCGTAAGGCAATTCACCCCTAGCGTTCAGCGGGGGCAAAGGTACGAGACACGTGGCCGTGGCCGAGTCCGGTACTGGAATGTATTCCAGCTTAGGGACAGTCCGTGTCTCGATTCGCGTTACAGGCAGCTTGCTGGAGCAGCCGTGTAGCACGAGGAGGGACAACACACTCACACCGAGGATCAGCGGATTCAACAGATTCTTTGATTTGCTTCGCCCGTTCACTTGCAGCTCCCTCGGTTATTACCTTTTGGCGGTGCAGCTCGATTTCGGCCTGTGCGGCCGATCGTTCAGCGGCAGCTCTCTTACCTGCACACTCTTCTATGTCCTTGATTAGATTGTCTATTTCTTTACGGTGATGGACGCTGGTCTCTACGAGGTTCATGATTGCCAGCTGACTGGCTCCCAGCTCCTCCGTCAACTTGTTGTTGGACCCGTTGATCCAGAACAACGAGATCGACAGCCCGACGATAATCGTAGCAAGGAACGTAATCACGTACCCCATCCACGACATGCCTCCGAAGAATCGGGCTAGGAAACTCATTCTTCACTATCCTCTTCTTGCGGCGGATTGAACATGTCTATCATAGCTGGGTTATCCCAGAACACGGAATAGAAGACAGCTGCTATGGCATCCACTTCCACTTCCGAAAACCTGTGACCTAGTATGGTCTCTCCTATGTGCACCAGCTCGTGCAGTAGCACTTGCAGTGTCATGCTGTACGCTACGTCCTTGGATATCCGGACTGTTAGCTTATCACGATCAGTCAATCCGAACAGCTCGTGCATATCCTCCGGATCACAGAACTTAACCGTTACCGGGTGCGACAGCACCGTCAGCTCCAGGATATCGTCAGACATATCTACCACCAAGACCTCCCCTATCGGGCACTTCTGTAGTCAGTCCACTGAGAGTCTAGTGGTAGAATATCACAAAACGATCTGGAAGTCATCTCCCTCAAAGGGGGACACCCCCTTAAACCCCCAACCAAGTAATCCATCCCTAATCTGATGTCTTAGCGGCCACCCCGACGCCATCGGGGCGGTATGCCTCTAAGCCACCAGCTTAGGGTAATACTAATCTCAAGAGTCGGATAGACTTATCTATCCTTCTCTTTCAATAAGTATTAGAAAAGACACAAGTCCTTAGACAACACAAGTTCCCAAAAGTTCAATTTGAATTTCAACTATTTTTTAAGTGCTTGTTTTCACTCGTCATTTTCTTGAAATTCCTCGTTCAAACTCGGACATTACGTTTTTACGTAAGTCCTTGATTTTACTCGAAACACGTAAAATCGTACCGAGGCGTGTCTAGCGACCCGCTCTCGTAAGTCATTGATAAAAGTTCGCTATCAAGCGGATTTTTGATCAAAATCC